TTAATGGCATAATTTAATAACCATTATAAAATATGTTAAGAGTTAAGTATAGAAGTAGAGAAATAAGGTGTGGAAAGGTGGTTTATTTCCCTACTTAATAAAATTATATCACTTTTTGAACTTTGAGGGAAGACCTAAAAACGGTCTTTTATCAAACTTATTACTTTCACCTTGTGTTTCAATGTTATTATAATGTAAAAACACTTGACCACAATTTTCACCTTCAAAAGCTTCTCTCCAATGTTCAAATATACATCCAGAATAAATTAACATATCCCCTGGTTCTAAATCTATTTTAATACCAGGATTTTCACTAAAAGCTGTTATTCCATTTTCATTTGGAATACCTACATTTTTTTCTGGTTCTAAAAATATTGGCCAAGAATCTCCACCTAAATTTAATGTAGTAGATATTTCACAAGAAGATCTATCTTTATGTCTATGTAATATGTCTCCTTTTTTATAAATTCTTGCATAAGAATAAGTTGGTATTAATTTAAGATTTGTATTTTCTTCCATAACAGGAAGTAAATTTTGTAATAAAGTTTCCATAGCTATGTCTCCATAATGAGAATAAGTATTTGGAATTTGTTGATCTGACCAAATACCAAATTCATCTCTAAAAGGTGAAAGATATTTTTCATCAAATAAAAACCTTGTAACTTTTCTTTTCATGCAAAAATAATCATATACAAAACTTGCAAGTTCTTTTGATATCGCAGATTTAACAACAGTGTATTTTTTATCTTTAAAGCTCATAAGATTCTTTTTTTCTTCCGTTAAAAGCTAATGTAATTCTTTCTTCATTCGTATCACATTTATCTACTGAATGTCTATATTTGTTATCAAATATAATTATTTTTCCAATTTCAGGATCTATTGTTTTATTAAATTCTTTAAAATAAGTTCCCGGTTTTATATCAGTTAAATATAATACTCCACTTATATTATAAATAGTATTATGATCTTCTTCTCCAATATGATCATGTTCAAGAACATGTTCTCCTTTTGTAAGAACATTTCCCCAAGCTTGATATATTTTATATTTATAAAGTACTTCTTCTATAGGTTTAAATACGTTATTTTTAATAAAAAATTTCCAATCGGTCATTTTCCCTTGGACATTTGTTTTATAAGAAGTGTATTTTGAAATATTGTTTTTAATATTTTCTTTTAAATTATTAATTAAATTAGTATCTTTTAAATAATATTCTTCTAAAAACATTTATTTAAAGGGATAACCACAACTCCAAATAACTAATGAGTAACGAGTTCCTTTTGTAACAGGTTTTACTCGATGCCAAATATGCGATGGAAATACTACGATAGATCCTTGTGGTTTTATTTCTTCACATATTTTTATATTTGCTGGTTTATCTGGATCTAAATTTCTAAAATCAAATTCTAACTCACCACCTTCATAATCATTTGGATCAGATAAAGAAACAGTTACAGATAATTTTCTAACTTTTCCTACTAAATTTTTATTATCAAAATCTTCTCCATAAGGTTTATCCCAAGAATCACAATGCCAATCATAATATTGATCTAATTTATATTTTGTAAATTGACATGATTCAGACCAAGAAAATTCAAAATTCCATCCTGCGTTTTGATTTGCAGTATTTACATATGGTAATATTTCATCATATATCCATTGTTCATTTAACCAAACAATGTTTGAATCTCTTTTTTTCTTTAAATCTTTTAAATCGTCTTCTGTTAATTCTTTACCTTCTTTAATCTTTTCTGTTTGACCACCCGTAAGGGCTAGTTCTTCTCTTTGTTGATTACCAAATTTAATTAAATTATCACAAAAATCTTTAGATAAAACAGATTGGAAAAACCAGTAGTAATTTTGTAAATTCATTCTTTCTAATTTATATTAGAAATTTTTTTATAAGTAAAGTATTACGACCAAGTTCCTTGTCTTTTGTATTCATAAGCTGCTCTTAATGACCAAACACCAGATGCAAAAGTTCCAGGATTTCCTGCTTGTTTAACTAAAACAGTACCTGATCCACCCGATTTTGCACATGAAGCGACGGGCGGTAAAGTTCCACCTCCTGCGCCACCACCTGTATTAGCAACACCTACTTGTCCAACAGCTGTTCCTGAACCTGGTCCACCAGTACCACCTCCACCTAATCCTCCTAAAGGATCAGTTCCAATTGCGCCTCCTGAGCCACCACCACCTCCACCAAAATAACCACTTACTCCGTATTGAGTTCCATAAGTTGGAGAATAATCTGTTCCATTTCCACCTGGCATAGCTCCATTTACTCCATTTGTTCCTGCAGCACTTGCTCCACCTCCTCCTCCATTTGATCCAATTTGTGGATTCACAAGTAAACCTGTTCCACCTGGATTTCCTTGCCCTGGCGTTCCTGTTCCTGCACTACCATTAGGATAACCTGCACCACCACCTGAACCTCCAGGTCCACCAGCATTTGGTGCATCTGGATCTTTACCAAAACCACCACCTGTTGCAGTAAGGGGTGATGCTGATCCAAATATGGAAGGACTTCCATTTCCTGATGGAGCAGGTCCACCTGGATAAGTTATTCCAGATCCTCCAGCTCCTACAGTAACTGGTACAGGACTTGCTGGTAAAGGATGAGCGGGTGTAAATAAAACTCCTCCAGCTCCACCACCACCTGCATTGTAACCGGTTCCTGCGCCTCCAGCTACTACTAAAACTTGAGCTGTAGCAGTTTTTCCAATAAAAGTTCCTGGTGCTGTAAATTGTGTAATTAAAGTAGATGTTGGCTCATTAATAACTCCTATAACTCCACCATTAAGATTAGCCATTACTATAAAACTCCTGATGAGTTATTACAGGCGTAATCTGCTCCCAAGATGAACCATTCCATTTATACATAGTATCATCTCCATGAGGAGCTACCCATGTTTGATGTATTTCTTCATTCCATATTGGAAGATATCTATAAGGTTCTCCGTTATAATCGTAATTAATAATTGTAGGGTAAGAAACGGGAGCTTGCCAATCTGAATTAGCATCTAATGTCCAAGATGGCTGTGGTTGTGCAAATATAAATATATCTTTCACTAGATTATAAGTGGATCCAATTCCAGCGTATTGTTTTCTAAAATTACTATTATAAGAAGTTTGTTTCCAACGACCACCATGTCTAGCTGCTACAAAATCTTCAGCTTGAATTGATAAATCTCCACCGTTTTCATTTACTTCTTTATTTGAAAAAGTAATGACTCTTAAAACTATATTATTTGAATCTAATTCTGCAAAATGTGCCATATTTTTAATCCTTATTTTATTTTATTTTATACTATATTTTATACTAATACAATATTTTATACTGTTGTTGGCCATAATCCTTGTTTTTTATAATTGTATGCATCGGCTAAACTCCATACACCAGGAGCACTTTGAACATTTGTTTGTTTAACTAAAATAGCACCTGATCCTCCTGATCCTCCAGGATTTCCAGTGCCGCCTCCGCCACCTCCGCCAGTATTTGCATCTCCTGCTTGTCCTGCCGATCCTCCTGGATAGTTATTTGATCCAGAATTTCCACCTCCTCCTAATCCACCAGTTGAAACTGGAATAGATCCAAATTGAGATGCTCCACCACCTCCTCCACCAAAATATCCACTATCTCCATATTGACTTCCATAAGTTGGAGAAAAATCTGATCCATTTCCACCTGGTGTGGCACTTGGATTTCCAGCTGTACCAGTAGCAGCTTTTCCACCGCCGCCACCATTTGCTCCATGTTGTGGACTTGGAAGGGATCCATTTCCACCATTATTTCCTTGTCCAGGAGTTCCACTTCCAGCTGCTGGTACTGGACCATAAGCACCTCCTCCACCCGAACCTCCTGGTCCAGCTGCAGTTGCATCTGGATTTCCTCCAAGACCTCCACCTGTTGCAGTAATAGGTGATGCTGATCCAAAAATTGAAGGGCTTCCATTATTTGCTGAAGGACTTGGACTAACTCCACCTCCTGCATTAGTTCCACCTGCACCGACTGTAATAGGAACAGCACTTCCTGGTAGAGGATGCGCTGGAGTAAATATTACTCCACCTGCTCCACCTCCTCCTCCATTTGATAGTGTTCCACCTCCACCAGCAACAACTAAAACATCTGCTGTTGCTTTTAAAGGTGTGAAAGTTCCTGGCGCTGTAAATTGTGTAATTAAATCTCCAATAACTGGAGTTTGTAGAGGACCGATAATTCCGCCATTTGCCATAGCTTGAACTCCCGGGTTAATTTATGATTTCGTAGCTAATTAAATATTCTAAATCGCTGTTAGCACTAGCTCCGCCTATTAAAGATCTATTTTCCATTAAATAGAAAGAAGAGTTTTTATCTATTAA